TATATAGAGATCTCTACCAGTAGTATAAGAGGGAAACCCTTGAACAAGTTCATGGCGTTTCGTCACAACAGGACCGGAGTATTCATCAGGTATACCGACGAAACCCGTTCCATCAGCTGAAAAATCCGCAGGGGCCATAATGGACCTTAGGAAACCTTTTCCAGCTGGAGTGATAGAAACCATTGAGTTATTCTTCACTTTCTTTCTTTTTATCTTACGTTTTGGCTTTATTGTTTTCTTACGAGTCGGTCGGAGCTTATTCGAACTAAGAACAATCATATTTGACTGTTTTTTCTTCGGGGCTTTAACAAGTGAGAGTTGAGGCATCTGTTGTGTGAATATAAATAAATATATTTGCTTTAATCAGGGACCCCATAAGCAACAAAAGCGACTATACATCTATAACAATAGGATGGACACTACGAACCTGTGTAGTCTGTCGGCATTTAAACTATTACGTAATTTAGCACGGAAGTATTAAGATTCCTTGGAATCACCGTTTTAGGTTCTTAAGCTATAGACCCCTTAATGTATACTCCAGAGTTATTAAAGGCAACCGACAGGAAAAGTCAACTTACCGTTGACAAATCTTGCTAGGCTACTCTTAATAATCTCTAGAGCTGGAGTTGACTTACTTTCGTCGATACAGATCAACGTAGAGTTAGGCAAACAGTTGATACTATTAAAATCAATCCGTTTTTGTAACCTATCTCCTTCGGGGTAAAGTAAGTTAAACTCTCTAATGAGTTCATCGACATCGGACTCTTGTTCTCCATATTTCGGGAGACGTAAGGTCTTATAGTCTGGTCGGCATTGGATAACCCTTGGTAAAGATTGATCAATATAGATCTTATCTCTCCACTTTTTATCCAATATTTCACGACATGACATCTGAGAACATAAGCCTGACTGTATATCGTCATACTTAAATTTTAATTGTCTTTGATATCGATTGAACTCATTTATTAATTTGCAAGGAGGAAGTCGAAAAGACAAAGAAGCGTCTTCATAACACTTCTGCATCCACCATGCACCTTCCGATTCTACCCTTATTGAATTATCATAAATGGGATAAGTCAACGGAGGAGGATCAAGGCAAACTTTCTTATATGGTTTCATCCACGGAGGGACTGGACACATATAAGGAAGAGGAACTAGAGGATAGTTTGAAGGAGTAATATCCAAAGAATAAGATTGAGGAATCTCTGCTACAAGAGCAGTTGTATAGGAGTTATTAAAAACTCCTTTATCAAAGGATTCCTGATGTTTTATCTTAAGGAAATTAGCCCACCGTTTCTGGAAAGTTGTAAAAATACTTAAACCAGGTACTATTTCTCTAGCTCCTAACCCTCCAAGTTTAATCGGAGAAAAGAAGTTATAGAGTCCATTATTTGTTGCTTTATTTATCAATAACCGTTGGTAATGAAAAAAACGATTATGTGCTCGGGTAGGATTCTGTGCGGAAGAAACGGATTCTTCGTACAGAACAGAAATAGGAAGACGTCTCGTCTTTTCTCTCATAGTACCTTTTGACTGTCCAGTTAATAAACCTACATTAAAAAAAGGTAGTTTCTTAAATCGGAAATTCTCTGGTAGAAGAGGAAGAAAGGGAGAATTAGGAATAGGAGACCTAAAACGTGTAAATCTATAAAGAACAGAATTTACAGTTAAAAGGGTGGGATGATTATAATTTTTCCCTAAAGATAAATTAAAAGTCCCTTTCAAATTCTCCATCCAAATTTGTCTGAGTCGACTGTTAGAACGGAAAAGTATATCGTCGCCATTAACCTTAACAGGTAGTTGGTGGAGTTTTACTTTAAAGTTCCAGCCAGTTTTCTCAAATAAATATTCTTCGAGTGAACACCAATAAATAGCAACATTTATAATACAGAGCAGAGGAAAAGACAAGGGACATCCCATTAACTGTCCCGTTTTC